TTGATACTGCCCATTAATTGTATCTATGTAATCAGCATCGTCTCCATTGTTCATTCTCTCAGCACCTAGATTGTCTCCATCTTTCAACCATACTGAATACTTGGCAGTTCCTAATGCCCCACCTGTTGTAATCTTTACACCTACTCTATCGTAAATATCGTAGTATTCACCTCTAGTATCTACAATCCTAAGACTACCACTTACAGATACTTCTCTAATAACACCCTTACCTGCATCTCCTGTAACTTGCCAAGATAACTTGGTAGTGCCTTGATTTAGTGATAGTATGTTTGCATCAGCTTCCTGAAATAGAGCATCTGCCACTTCTGATGTAGGTTGATGTGACCTAATCAAAAATGAACAGGCAATCAATGCTGTTGTTCTTACCAATATGTAATCGTAGTTACCATCTTTGTCTTTGAATTGTTTTCGGGGTAGTCTGCCATCTAACCTAGAATCAAGGTATTTTTCGGCATTAGATATATAGCGAGTAACTAAAGATGACCAATCATCTCCAGACTCCAAAAGGTGGTCATTGGGATTTACTGTGTTTGCTTCGTATAATAAAACAGAATCATTACCATCACTATACAACCATTGTTTTGATTCAGACCACTCTACCCCGATATATACATCTGTTGCTGTATTATGAGTTGCTGTTGTTGTGCCTAAAAATCCTCTCTTAACAGTAAGGGTGTTAGAGGATATATTAGTAACGAGCATCTTTTCATTATCAATTTTAATAATGTCACCATACCCAAATACGCTTCCATCTGTAACATCTATTGCTGTTTCTATAATATCAACTGCCTCATTTGTATTGGCAGATGAATCTGAGTAACTTTCTACTTTATTGTATGGAGTTAAGTCTTCTCCATTCTGATATAGAATAGTCACTAAACCTGTGTTAAAGGCTTCATATAACTTATATCCTCCGTGTGAAAATAACTCAACCCATCCATAAAGAGGGGTTTTGCTATCGTATTCATCTATAGCAGGATATATGTCTTTTAAGTCTCTGTGTGTGCAGTACGCCATTGTGTTCCTAACTTACATTCCAAATATTTTTAATACAATACAAAATTTAATCTTTTATTTCTATATGTACGAGGTCATCAAAGTTATTATCTTTTACTTCGCCATCAGAGTCCCAATCTCCACCCCAACGTACATTTAGGTTGAGTTGCTTAGCAATGCCTCTAATCATTCCACCCATATAATGAAACCTGTCTCTGTCATCCCAATCTATAGGATATGGGCATATATCAACAGCTTTGCCCTCCATATGCTTAGAGTATTTGACTTTGGTTGCCCCTTCTTTTAAAAGTTCTTCTTGACGTTCAGCAGAGCGAAGCCCTTCAATAACAGTTACATCCATAATCTTTATTAGTTCATTCAATACATTTACCAACCTTGAATCTACACCTTTGAGTCTATTGCGACTCCGCTTGCCGAACTTATACATTACTTTCTCTTCTTTTTACTTTTCATTTTTTTACGTTTCTTCTTAGGCTTTGCCTTTCCGTATCCGTATCCTTTACCCATTGGCATTATCTTGCTCTCCTTACTTTTTTTCTTACTTTTCTTGAGTATTTAGCACGTTGCTTACCTTTTGCAGATGCTTTTCTCTTTTGCCTGTTTGTATATGCTTTTTCACTGGCACTAAGACTTTTCCTAACTGATTTAGGTAAGTAACGCCCTCTTTTTCTTCTAGGCTTCTTTTCATCTCCCTTAGTTACATATCCCCATTCTTGCTTTGTCCACCTCTTTAAACTTTTTTGAGTCTTTTTCAAAGCCATTACTTGTATCCCCCACCTGCTTTTTTATATGCTCTGGCTAACATTTGAGCTTTTCTAGCAGACCACTGACCAGCTCTTCCACCTTTACTACCTGCCTTTATTCTATAAAAAAGTCTTTTCCGCATAGCAGGCTTTGTGTAATTACCTGCCTCATTTACTCTTGACTTTGACCTTGTTTTCCTTTTCTTTTTTCTTCTCATCTCCCAACCTTCTTCATTGCGGACTTATGAGATTGACCAAAGGTTCTGCCTTTACGCATAGCAGAAACCATAGCACGAATATGTTTTTTCGTGTGATGTTTAGAGTGTCTACGCATTGCAGACTTTTGTCTTTTGTTTAGTCCTTTTAAACTTATTCCTCTTAACTTCATTACCATTTAACCTTATTAGCCCACCAAGCAGGACTCATTTTACCTCTGGCAATATTCTTACGATGTCTTGCCTTAAATGATTTACGTTTTGCTTTCATCCTAGCAGACTCACCCCTTTTAGGTTTACCTGCTGTTTTAGCACCTTGTTGACCAAATCTGATTAGCTTTACTTTACTTCCTACTTTAGCAAGAACAACGTGAGATTTTTTAGGATGACGAGGTGTCCTTTTTGGTTTATTGTATCCACTTAAACCATACCTAGATAATCTTGGGTCACGTTTTCTAGCCATTATACACCAATCTTCTTAAGAAGAACGCCTTTAATTATTTTCCAAAGTGCTTCAAGAATAGCTTTTTCTGTTTTCTCAGAGATGATAGGAATATCAACTGCTTTGTTAATTTCGTCAATTATCTCTTCTCCTGTTTTGTCAGACAGTAATTCGTCTGCTATCATTTTCATTAACATTATACTAACCTCATTATTGTGTTTACTATTACTGGAAAAGTAACAAGTGCAATACCGCCCCACACTTGAAGTTTGGCAATATCTTTTTCATTACTTGCAACTCTTCCATTTAATTTATCTAAATGCTTTTCTATTCTGCCTAAAGAAGAATAAATGTTTTTTAGTCGTTCATCGTGCTTTACCAATACCTGATATATATCTTTATTTTCCATCTTCCTTACCTGTTATACTATGAAACTTTCCACCATTTTTAGGCAGTTGTTTTTTAATTACCATTGTTTTCAATGCTTCATTAGGAACTGCCATTTTAATATTCCATCTGCCATCTGCATCTTTCATATAAAATACTGTTTTCCTTATGCCCATCCTAACAATTCTAGCAGGTCGCTCTTCAGCCCCCAAATAGACAACATCGTCAGAATTAAAGTCATTGCCAATAAAGACCATAAGACCTTCGTACACGTTAAGTATGAGTCCCTTAAAGATAGATATGCCCAAATATGCAAAGGCAAGCCAGACAGCTTTTCCAAATAGTTCCTCTGCAATAACCTGAAATTCATTATGATTCATTTCCGCTTTTTCTTACCCCAACTAAAAGGATTTAAGTTTAATTCTTTTTCATAGAACGAAATTCTATTTTCCAGTTCCTCTCTACGCCTTTCTTCTTCCACGCTATGTTTATCAAGCAAACTCCTAATCGTGCTATCTGCTTCGACCAACTCCGACTCAAGTTTACCCAGTCTTGACTCAATACGATAGTACCCATAAACAATAGCACCCACAAGAACAAATAGCTGTACCATCCACTTGATGTTAAGGCTAACCACCATATTGTCGTCAACCAAAGCACCACGATAACTCCTTGCAGTTTTGACATCACTCATTCGTTATGTCTTCAAACTGATGATGTCTCCAACACCAGTTAGAGTTTGTATAGACTGTTCCGTGGTAATAATGAACAACTGAATCAGCCCCCATTATTTCTATAAAAACTGTATTCGACACTGTATCCTGCGGTGTGATTTGGTAGCCTCCTACGCTCCATCCTGTTCCGCATCCTGTTATCGTTATAAACAACAGGAATATCATAACTCGTACTAACAACTTCAAAATCTCCATTATGCAACTTTTTTATTACTTTCTTCATCTATCAACTACTTTATTGTTGACTAGCTTGTGTTTAACAATGTCGATACGCCCGTGACCACTTTCGTGCAACTCAGTACACTTATTTACATAAGCAGTTTCTATAGTTTCAAACGAGTTTGACTTTTGCACAATCTCTCCAGAAACTACCAAAAAATACTCATACGAAGATGGGTATGTAAGTGACTGTCTTGTACCATCACTTAATTCAATAATCTTGGTCATACCCTTCTTGGTATTCTTGTGAATTACAACATCGTGGTCAAAGGCACATCGTCTTACAATCATTACTCTGCTTCTACCTCTTCAGCATTTAATGATTTTCTTAGCATCTCAACAAATGCCTGTTTACCAATTTCTAATTGGTCTTGCATAAACTTGTTAGTATTTAACTTGTTTTGCAAGTCATTGATATGATTTAGCATTGTTCTTTGCTCATCTGTAAGTGACTCGATGTCGTATTCTTTATCATCGAAGTTAAGTACAGGCTTTTCTTTTTTTTCTTTAGCCATTATTGACTCCTTGTTAGTTAATTATTTCTTTTCTAATTCTTCTACTCTAGCAGATAATTCCTGTACAG